GTGCCTATTCTCCAGCAGCGTGAGCCGAACCCGGATTTCGTCAATCTCTCTCATGAATACCTCCGCATGGCCGCGAGCGCGCGGGTCAGGTCGAGTGATGCACGACGCAGTGCGCCGGACTGCACGGGCGCATACATGCTGGCGTCGTGGTTGGTGATGGTTGATGTCTTTGCCTCGTATTCCTTCACGCGGTCGAGGAACCGCTTCGCTTCGGCCTTCGCGGTCTTGATTGCCGTGGTATTCATTTCAGCCCCTCCTGAGGTTGTGGCGTGAGTTCACTCTTATGCACGATCACGACCGGAGTCTCGGGATTCTCGGTCACGATCTGCACGTAGCCCTTCCTGACCACCCGCGCGCAGTGGCCCATCCAGATCACGCGCGCGTCATTCTTGACCTTGTTCATTTCAGCCCCTCCTGAGGTTGTAGTGCGAGTTCCTCTTCAAAGCACCAATGACGCCTAACGTCGTTTGTGCCCGCGATGCTCACGTGGTATGAGTAGCCCTCCTTCTCAGGAACCTGGAGGATGGTCCCAGTGAGGACTACGCAATCGCCTACCTTGAACTTGTTCATTCCGCCTCCGTGAGTGAGAGCCGCAGCAAGATCGCGGCGAGACCAAGTTGCATGCTGCCCGCAAAGCTGATGTGGAACACATGGCCTGCCAGATGCACCGCGAACAGCATGAGCAGACAGTCGTAAGCCCACATGATGAAGATGCGCAAATTCATTTCTTCTCCTTGAGACGGTCGAGGCCCTCCTCGATGATCGCGTCGGTCTGATCGCGAAGACCCTGGCCCCGACCTCCGAACAGGATCATGGCACGCATCAGGTCAATCGACGTTGGACTGAGCACCTCGCCGTCCTCCATCCTGGGCATCATGGCCTCCATGGTGCCGTCCGCATGGAAGACCATTGCAGCGTCGCCCTTCTTGAGTTCTATGGTTTCAGGCATGCTCACCTCCCTGTGCAGTAGTGCATGAACGTGCGGATCGTCCGCGCGTCGATGTGGATGATGTTGACGTGGATGGGGGTGGAGTCATCGGGCCGGTAGCACGGCACCTCATCCTGGTCCCACACCATCATGGCGAGCACACCGTTGGGCGTGGCCTCGCACCTCTTCGCAATGGCCTCCAGCACATCAGCCACCTCACCCTTCGCGGCGTGCGTGCCCTGCGCGTAAGCGTGTCTGCGAAGACCCTCCATGTATTCGGTTAGGGTCTTGTCGTCCATGCGACGGATGGACTCGAGATGTGTGCTCATGGCTTCGCCTCCATCAACCAAGCCGCGCACTGGTTGAAGGCGAGCATGCTGCCCACCACGACGCTGAAGATCGTCACGCCGATGATGGCTGCGAGATAGACGGTCATGCGTTGCTGTCCACTCATTTCCCACCTCCATAGAGTGTGTTGACGTATTTCCTGATCGCGTCCGGCTTCGCCTTGAGCCACTGCTCAATGTTGCGGACTGCGTAGTAGCGTTGTTGCCCCTTGATGGTCATGATCTGCTGGCCATTGGCCACCTTGCGTATCCCGGCGCGGGTGAGCGCGCGGCCCACGCTGTTCGCGGTCTCCCGCGTGTGGTGGTCGGTGTCGTAGTAGTAGCGCAGTTCTTCGTTGGTGAATAAGTCGCCGTCCACCCGGCCATTCTTCTGCAAGCTGGGCTGGCTCTCCAGGAGCGCGTGGTCGGGATCGTTGGCTAGACGGTCGCACCAGCTTGCCAAGTCGGTCTTGACCTCCTCGATCATGTTCGTCTTGGACTGGGTCAGCAGCGCGCGCGCGTGCGGGTTGAAGTTGCTGCAATCGACGTTGTGGAGGAGGTGGTGGAACACGGCTGCGGCGAACCTCTGCTCGGGGTCATGGTGCAGGTCGAAGTCATAGCCCTGGTAGAACGGATCATCGTAGGGATCGCATGTGGCCTCGTGCACGAAGAACCTGCGGTCGTCTCCATCCAGGTAGTAGGCCGTGGAGTTGTTGGATGTGAGCATGATGTTGGTCACGTCCTTGACCGTGTATTGCGAGATGAACTTGATGTTGATGATCGCATCCTGCTGGGTGATGATCGTCTTGATCAGGTCGGCGTGCGCGCGGTTGTCGGAGCCGGTCACATCGTCGATCAGGAGGAACTGGCAACCATCGTTCCATGGATTGAATGATGCGGTCAGGTCGCGCTCCTTGATTGCCGTGAAATTCTTCCCGTAGATCTTGCCCAGAGTGTATGCGATGAGGCTCTTGCCCAGGCCATGCTTGAGGCTGTAGAACGCGCTGGCCACATACATCTTGTCGCCCGGATGCTGGAGCGGCCACGCCATCCACTGCCAGAAGTATTCCTCCACTCCAGGAGGTGCGCCCTCGAACAGCCGGTGCACCAGTTGGATGAACCTCGATGCGTTGCCCTGCCTCGGCTCAACTCCCCATCCCGGCCACATGTTGTAGAAGCTGCTGCCGTTGATGAAGCCGAGCGGCTGTCCTGGGACGTAGGTGAGGCTGGTGGCGTCGGCGCGGAACGGGAACTTCATCCAGCGGTCTGCCGCATTGGCCTTCTTGAGCCTGATCGTGCCGTCGTCGGGGTTGATCACCTGCTCGAAGATCACGGCGTTCGCGTAGGTGGACTTCACGAACGGATCGGGCTTGATCTTCAGGTTGGTCGCCCGCTCCATCACGACATTGATGTCACGCACGTAGACCAGAGAGTCGTTCATCTCCCACAGCCTGCGCGTCGCTCCAAGCTCGGGTGCCTCATGCAGGTATTTCGCGAAGTCGGTCTTGTCGGCCATCGACACCAGCACGTCGTCCATGCCGCTCTTGCCGCCAGAGACAACCTCAGGCATCTCAATGAAGTGGACGTAGGCACCCTGCTCTTCGAGCCGCTCGGCCAGCGTGATCGCGGCCTTGCACACGTCCGGCTTGGCCTTCGCGTCGCTGTCGAAGCCGATGTAGACGTGCCGCTTGACCCAGTTGATCGCCTTGAGTTCGGGCAGCAGTTCGTGGCTCTCCTTGCTGGACATGAAAGACCACACACCACCCAGGCCGATGCAGTAGTAGCCATACTTGCAGGCGCACGCAGCCTTCTTCTCGCCCTCAGTCAGGAGCAGGTTGTAGCGCGCGTCCTTGAGGATCGTCGGCCAGTCGGACACGTTCGACGGGAAGTAGGCCGCGAGGCCTGTTCCGGGTGGCTGCGCGTAACGCTGGCTCTTGCCGGTGGCCACGGCGACGAGGTCGGTGTCGTTCTTCAGGTAGCGCATGCGGAAGTAGGGCGGCATGCCGGGATGGATGACCATGGGCTGTCCGGTCCACGGATCGTGGTAGGGAATGAGCAGTGCGGGCAGATCCTTGAATGATGCGTGGAGTGCTCTGGTCTCTGCCGCGCTCTTTGCGATCATGCCCAGCAACTCCCGGTCGGAGTCGTCAAGGCCTGATCGTGCGAGGTCAGCAAGCGCGAGAACCAGAGGCTCCCCTGGCGGGAGCTTCTTCTTCGGCATGTTGACCTCTAGCGGGGATTGATGCGGGTGATCACGAGTTGGATGTTCTGGTAGTTCTGCGTCCGCATGGGCGAGCGGTCGGGGTTCCTGGCCAAACGCTTGACCACACCATGGCCTGAGGACATCCTCTGCTTCAGGGTGGACTCGGATAAGCCGGTGAGGGACGCCAATTCCTCATAGCTGGTAGCGATGCGATCCTCGCCGCACTTCTCATCACTGCCCGCGATGTATTGCTCCACAGTGAACCGCAGATCCGCCCGGTAATTCTGCCACATCCGAGCCATGGGGCTGGGCAACTCAACCGGCACCGCATTGGCCAGCTTCGCGCGCAGATCCTGGATGACCCCCTCCGCTGCCACACGATTCCTGGGTGGGATTATCTGCACCAGATCGGTGCAGGCTGTGATGGCCTCCTCTGCTACTTCCTTGAAATTGAGCATGCGGCTCTCCTTTGGTCGGTAAGGGGTGGGTGGGGCAAAAAATCGGGGCTGCTGAAATATAGATCCTGGAGGTGGGAAAAGAAAGCTATTTTGATGGGGGTAAATTTAACGAAGGGAAGCCCGGAACTAGGTGATGTGAGCATGGTAAAAACCGGCATCAATCCCAGTGAAAAAGGTTTGTCTGAGAAGTTCAACATTCTTTACGAGAAGTTCATAACTGAAAAGTCGGAAAAGGGAACGGGAAAGCCGAGGGGAAGGCCACAAATCAACCCCAAAACGAGGCACTTCAAAATCGACGTGAAGCGATGTAGAACCGCGCCACCACTGGCTTTGAAGTGAAGTGACTTCACTTCACTTACCATTTTCCCGGCCCAATCCCTTTTAATAAAACCCCCATCGTCCTCCATAATCTATGATGAAATAGTTTCTATATATATATATATTCTTTTTTCCTTAGACTTTTCTTTAAAAAAATCTGAAATTGTGAAGTATTCGTGAAGTTCACATTGAGAAATATACCCTGTGTCCACTTCAAATGCAATCTATAAAATCTGAAGTTGTGAAGTGCCACAATTTTCTTTCTCTGATTTGATTGGACTTGACCCCACTTCAGATTCCATTCCCAGTGTGCCCATCCAGTTTGTCTGGGCTGGAACCCTTGCGCGGATGGATAATGTGCCCATGGCGAAGGCATCAACCACCCCTACAGCGAATGCAGCGGCTTCGGCCTCTGCACAAGCCCAGGCTGCTCGTCATGCCCTGCATGTGCAGCGCAAGGCAGAAGCTGTGCAGATGCAGGCTGCTGGCCTATCTCCGAAGGACATCGCTGTGCGGCTAGGCATCTCGCTCACGACTGTGCTGCGCATGATCGCACCTGCGACAGCCGCGCCCACAGTGGCTGCCCCTTCGTCGCCCGCGCTCTCTGCGCCCTCGCCCGTGACAATTACGCCCATCAAGCGGAAGCGCACCATCGCTGTGAATGCGCCCACTCACCCACGCATGGTGCTCGCCAAGGATCGACGTGAGCGGTGTCTGAAGATGCGCATCGCTGGCCTGTCTGAGCGCGAAATTGCACGTCGTCTCGGCGTGAGCAACACGCAAATCACTCGCATGCTGCGCACTTCGCTGGATGATCTGAACAAGAGTGAAATGAACAGTGCTGCGCATCTGCGCAGGCTCGACCTGGAGCGTTGTGACGAGATGATCACAGGCCTCATGCCACATCGGCGTGATCCACGCTACGTGGATAGCCTGCTGCGCATCCTGGAGCGACGCGCATCATACCTGGGCATAGACGCACCAACTAAGGCAGAGATCGTATCGAAGAACATTGTCGAAGAGGATTTTCCCGATCTGGACGCGCTGCCGGATGAAGATCTGGACACCATCGAGCGTCTCCTGGACAAGGCTCGTGCACTCAAGGCTGCAAAGATGCTGGGTGAGCACGATGCGAAAACCTAGCAAGCGGTGCGTGCCCACAAGCTATCGCAAGCTGCGCACAGCGCGCGCACGCAGGCACCTGCTCGACTTCATCAAGTTCACAATGCCTGAATACCTCGCTGGCTGGTTCGCAGAGGAGTTGTGCTGGAAGCTGGAGATCTTCCTCGAACAATCCATCGCTGGCCTGTCGCCGCGCCTGATCGTCATGGCCCCACCTCGCCACGGCAAGAGCCAGATCGTCTCACGCCACTTCCCCGCATTCGGCTTGGGCAAGTATCCCGACATGAGCTTCATCGCCACGTCATACGCCAGTGACCTCGCGAGCAGCATGAACAGGGATGTGCAGCGCGTGATCGACAGCGACGAATACCACATCCTGTTCCCGGCCACCACGCTCTGGGGCAAGAACATCCGCACAGTGGCCGATGGAAGCTATCTGCGCAACTCAGACATTTTCGAGATCGTGAACAGGAAGGGTGTCTACAAGAGCGCGGGCGTCGGGGCTGGGGTCACAGGTCGCGGTGGCCACGTGCTTCTGATCGACGATCCAATCAAGGATGATGAGGAAGCGCACAGCGAAGTGGTTCGTGAGAAGATCTGGAACTGGTTCACGTCCACACTGTCCTCACGGCAGGCACCGGGTGCGGGCATCGTGCTCATCATGACGCGCTGGCATGAAGACGACCTCGCCGGTCGGCTCATCGCGCGCATGAAGAATGGTGGTGAGCACTGGGACATCCTCTGCTTCCCAGCCATTGCGGAGCACGACGAATACAGCGTGAAGGATGGCAGGCTGCTGCGTCGAGAAGGTGAGGCGCTGCACCCGGAGCGATACACGCTGGACATGCTGCTGCGCATCAAGATGGGCACCGAGGATGAAACCGGCTGCGGCTCGCGTGTGTGGAACTCGCTCTACCAGCAGCGTCCCAGCGCGGCAGAGGGCAACATCTTCAACAAGACGTGGTGGAAGTTCCTGCGCCCACACAAGCAGCCCATCGACATGGGGCCGAGTGAGCGCAAGGCATACTTCCGCGAGCTTGGTATCCTGCGCATCATCCAGCGTTTCGATACTGCGCTCGGTGAGAAGAAGCAGAACGACTACACATCCTGCGTCACGCTCGGCATCGCGCGCAATCGCTACTACGTCATCGATGTGTGGAAAGACAAGATCCAATTCCCTGAGGTGAAGAAGACCGTGCAACTGATGTTCGACAGGTGGCACCCCAGCCGCGTCTACATCGAGGGCGGCGGCAGCGCGTCAGGCAAGGCCACGGTGCAGGCCATGAAGCGCGATAGCCGCGTGCCCATCTTCGAGACCATCACATCCACCGACAAGGTTCTGCGCGCGGACACGGTCAGCCCTTCGTGCGAGTCCGGCTTCGTGACGATCCTCGAAGGCGGCGAATGGTGCCAGGGCTTCATCGACTCCTGCGCGAAGTTTCCGAACGCAAAGAACGATGATGACGTGGACGCATTCATCGGCGCGATGGAAGTGGCCATCCACAAGGGCGCGGGCATGCACATCAGCGATGACTTCCTCGCAGCGATTGGTGCGTGATGGGGGGCGCGTATGTGGCTACTTCGCGACTTGCTCTGGCTGATAAGGGCATGCGGGGCAGTATTACTTCCACGATGTTTGAGAAGACGCAGAGTGACTACGACGCGATTGCGCAGGCACTAGCCGCTATCGATCCGCGTCCCATGCTGCTCACAGTGGCGCATGCGCTTGGCCTCGATAGCAATCCAGAAGGCCACAATCAATACACGGGCGGCAGCGCAGTGAAGCCGGGATATGCGTTCGCGCAGCGCGTGCAGGGTGCGAATGCGGATCGTGCGAGTAAGGGCTTGCAGACGCTGAGTGAGGGTGAGGCCAAGGCTGCTGCGAGCTACACTGATGGTCTCTACAAGGACATGAACCAGCCACTACGCGCTGGCACGTCGATGGGCCTGCTTGATCAGGACATCAAAGGCAACATCAAGGCGCTTGATTCCGCAATCGAGAAGTCTCCGATCAAGGGAGACATGGAACTGCATCGGGGCATGTCCGCACATGCTACAGGTGAGATGTTCGGCAAGGGTGGACCACAGGTGGGCATGGTCGTGAAGGACAACGGTTTCGTATCCACGAGCCGTGACCGGCAGATCGTTGCTGAGTTCGAGGGTGCTGGTGGGACGCACATCACGGTTGATGCCAAGGCTGGGCAGAAGGCACTTGAAGCGCAGAGGTTCTCGAATGCGCCAGAAGAGCACGAAGTGATCCTGCCGCGCGGCTCGCAGTTCACAGTCACGAGCGTGACGCGCACGCCAATGGGTCACAACGAAGTGCGGGTGCGCTATGAGTAGCCGCGCGGATCGCTTCATGTGGGCCAAGGGAGACTGCACGGTGATCATGCCGCGCGGCTCTGTGACCGAAGAAGCGCAGGACGAGTTCAGTGAGGAA